TATAACTGTTCTTCTTGAATTAAAGTAACTGTTATAAATCTACGAATTTCGGGCTTTGCAAAAACATTTAACCAAATATTTTCAGGCTTTAACCAGGTCTTAATTGCTGTTAATTTGTTAATTAAAGCTTCCATAAAACAAAATTAAGCCTTATAAAGAACTTTATCTTAATTGAATAAAAAAAGGGCATTGCTGCCCATTGATTAATCATGCGTTGAGGAGCCTAACCACTCCCCTTTTTTTAATTATTTTATTATTTTTATGTAATCTCCCATATCAAAAGAATAAACTCCTCCTTCCTTAAATGTTTTTTGACAATCCATTAAAAAATAGGCTCTAAAAGTGTTTTTTTCAATTATTCCGTTTATTTCAGTTGCTAATTCGTATATTGATTGAACTTGTACCTTGTCCCATAAAAATCCGTTTTTATAAATCTCGATTGTTGTCATTTTGTTATGTTTTAATTGTTAACTGGTGTAAAGATATATATATTTTTTAATATTACAAGCGTTTTTTTTAATTGACCTAAATTTTTTTTAAAAAAAAAGGGGTAAAACCGAAGTCGCACCCCTTTTCTTCTTAGAAATAAGGACAATTAAGGTATCGCCGTAAAGTCTAAGGATCCGATAAACCCTTCTTTACTCAATGACAAAGTGTACTCGTTATTAGGAGTAAACAAGTTTGCACCTTGTACAATTGTATAAGTACCGTTAGGTCCTTCATTGATAGCATCGATTGTCAGTGAACTTCCCGCTGTATTGTCATACAAAGCAAAGTCCGCCAAAACAGCACCTTGCAAAACAATTGGGTTTAAAGCTGTTCCGTAGTCAAAAGAAGCATCAAAAACCAAAGTAGTCGTAGACACTTGAGAAACTTCAACTAAATTAACATCAATTAAACCAGACAAAGCATTAAAATCAACTCCAGCCTCATCCGCTGTAATCATGTACATAGTACCCTCGTCAAAAAGTCTCTCAAAGTCAAACCCGAGCATGATTTTTTGAACAGTAGAGTCCGTTGCAAACATAAATCGAGGATCCCAGGACTGCTCGTCTACTGGAATTGGATACAAGTAACCGTTAGACTTAGATCCGATCAAGTTACCATTAACATCCACAATATAAATACCGAAGTTTACACATCTTCCAGCATTTAATTTGTCCAACAAAGTAGGCGTAGAGTCATCCCCCCAAAGTTCTCCAGAGAAACTTCTTTTTCCTTGTCTCAAAAACGCCATTCTACCGCTATTTGCTTCCTCAAATTGTGAGTCCGCTTTAGGTAATTCAACATTTTCAAAACTTGGTAAAGGAAACCAACGCTTTGAAGCATCCGCCTCATTAATTAAATCATTCCATACAGGCAAAGCACTGTTTAAGTCAATGCCGTTAAGTACCCCGCTATTATCTTTTAAAGGTACCATTATTAAACTTGCTGTTACCGATTGAATAGGCACGCACCCAGGGCGACCAGTATTCGATAAACCAGCGTTACAATTACATCCTAAACTCATTTTATTTTATTTTAGAAATTTAACAATTTTTACAATTTTCTTTATACCGAGTTAGTTTTAAGCGCAACTCGACGCCACTTAAATTCGCATCTAAAATGTTCTGGAAATATCCGTTTTCCTGTTCCACTCCAAACCTTGTAAAATTTATCATTTCATAGGATTCGATAGTCAAGTAACTTCTATTTTTATTTACAGACTCAATAAACAAAAAAGCGAGTTCGGTCATTGGTTCAACTACATTGCTTACATGATCCTTAGAGTAATAATTAAGAATATCTGTTTCATCTATAAAGAATAAACGAATGTCGCTTTCCCAATCGTATACACTTTCCCGACCATATTTAAAGTACCGCAAGTCGCTCAATAACCATACTAAAGGAGTTTTATTTAACAGATTGTTATCCGCAATAGTCCACTCCCGATTAGCCGCTATTTTAGTTCCGTTTATATAATAAGGAGCGGCCAAAGATAAAAGGCCCTCAGCCGTTCCCGCTTTTATATAATTATCTGTATCCACCTCAGTAATTAAATACTTATTACTTAATTCATCTGTTAAGTATTTACCAGGCCTGGCGTATTTGGACCTACATACCTCCGTTACCTCAGTAACATCGTTATAAGTTCCCTTTATTGAAGTATCTATACTTGCAACTAAATCGCCGATATGCCTCGATATATCCTTAATCATAACCAATAAGCACTAAGTTTTCTTTTACCTTTGAAAAGTTTATAATTTCCCTTACCAACATAATTAACCTCAAGCTCGGAGTTATTGTCTCCAGCATCAATTATCAAAGTATCCCCGACCTGGTATTCCTGGCCTGGATCATTTACATAAACCTCCGTAATTACCCCTAAACCGTCTGTAATTATGTCAACAGTACAACCAGTACCGCTTCCATTAATAGTCGCTACATTGGTCGCATCCGTATATCCACTCCCTCCATTTAATAAGGTAATGTTTACAACTTGACCAACAGGAGTATTTTGGTTTAATAAAATGTACTTTTGAATGCTGTCGTAACTTCTTAGAGCTTCATTATACCTGGTATAAATCAAACTAAACAAAGTATTAGTAACATCCGAATTTTCCGCATTTTGTGTTACATTTCCGTAAGGAGTCATTTGGTTCTTTAGGTCCTTGGAATATTCAAAATAAACAAACCCTTTAAGCATTTCAAAAATGCCCTCACTGTCGATTATTTCATTTATCTGGTAATGTTTATTAACAGTGTAATAATAAGCGCCCACGTCCTCGCTTAATGCTTCAAACAGCTTAATAAAATTTGGGCTTTGTGGTAATCCTCCAATTAAGTCACTTTCAAATTCATTATAAAAATCAACTCCAAACAACTCTTTTAAATATCTGGGTTCATACCTGTCGATATAACCTTGTATTTTATTAGTGTCAAACATTCCGTTAGACAGTGCATATTTACCGTAATAATCGTCAGGGCTTGTTATCATTTGTTATTTTTTTAAACTTCCGTAACCATTTTTTAAGAAAATCATAGCCGACTCGCCTGTAACCTTCCAAATAGATCCTTTTGGCATTGTTCTAAATGTACCATTAGATACAAATTCGTACATTCCTTTAGGATCCAGTTCTGGAACTTTAACAGCCTCTTTAAGCTCAACAGTTTCCTGTTTAGGCTCCTGGCTTTTATTTTCTAAAGTAACCTTTAAACTTTTTCTTTTCCGTGGTTTTTTTTCTTCCATTTTAGATTAAATTAATTCAAGATTATGGTGCTGTTATAGCCGCAATATCCGTAGACAAAGTACCAGTAACAAACGCTTTTTTAGCATTGTTTTTAACATAAGCAACCAAACGAGACTCCGCAAGGATTGTTATCATGTTTCTCGTAAAGTCGTCTTGATCCAAACCAACAGAAAGCGCCATGTCGTTTCTCATTCTAATATTGAATTTAGAGAAATCCCCTACTACATATTTATCCGCAGCGATATTGTTAGAAACAACAACAGTTAACTCCGCAACCTTCATAGAACCGTCAGCAGGTACAAACATTGGATAAGTGTACTCGCCAGTCGAAGACTTAGTTAAATGAATTTTAGCCGCATCCTCAGGATTCAATAAAACGTGAGTTGGCATATAGTTATTGGTTTGTATTTGTGCCTTAGCCACTCGAATAACATCCGAAATATTTGCACTTGGAATAGACAAAGCGAAGGATCCAGCCGAAAAAGGAGCGATACCTTGGTTAAGAATACCTGTAATTTCCGCACCAACTCCAGTGCCGTTAATTAAAGCGTTATCCAAAGTTTGAGACAAAGTAACCATTAAGTCGCTGTTAATTTCACTTCTAACAAAAGAAAGGTCCTCTAACATTTCCTTAGAAACTTTTACATAACCAGCGTACTTTTTAACTTCTTCACTTACTTCCGCCCATTGTGGTATTCCTTCTATTTTAGCTCCAGCCTCAGCAACACCGTCGATTCTTGTTTCTTTTTCTTGAGAAACATAAGTAACATATTTTGAAGTTGTTACTCCTGTGTTAGATACACTCATAACAGTCGGCATTGGTCGCTCAATTCGGTCGATACCATTGTCGTAATCTGTTAACAAAAAGTCTCCAGAATAATTAGCTGTTATAGTTGTATCCTTAACTGTTAGGTTAAGTTTTCCACCTTTAGCAACAGCCTCTTTAATACCTTCAAAGTTTTCCTCGAAAGTGTCTCCGATAGCTTGTCTTACCGACTTTTTAGCTACTTTAGGCGTTACCGCTTTTTCACTCATAGCCTCTAAACGCCCCTCGAATTTAGCAATAGCCTTTTCAATTTCCGCGTTTTTTTCTGCAATTCCTTTTAAGGTATTAACCTCATCGGAAAGGTGCGCAACATCATCCTTAGTAGGAACAGTCGCCATTTTTTCATTGAACATTCCGTTTAATTTCTCAACGACTTGTTCGGGTGTTAAATTTGAATTTTCCACTTTTTTTAAAATTTAAAAATTAATAATTAAACTGCAAGGGCCTTAAAGCCTTCTAAATTAGTAATAAAGTTACTTCCGTCAGTTAAATAAACTTGATAATAAGCTGCTCCTTTAACATCTTTTAGTTCACTTGCTTTTACTATTTGAGTAGTATTAGCAATTGCCGAACCAAGAGACGAAAAAACAACTCCATACCACTCCTTTACCTTTAGAGCTTCTCTGTCTTTTTTAGAAAGTCTTACCCTCTTTTCACCGTACTGGTTTACACTTATTAAAGCCATAATAAAAACATTTAATAATTTATATCTCGTTTAGTTCTTTAAGTTTTGATTTACAATAACTTAACATCGCTTTGCCGCCCCAAAGTAAGTAAGAAATAGTACCGCACGCCGTAGTGTCATTAGGATCGTAGTAAGCCTCGGCCCTGGACAAATAACTGTAAGTTCTTTTTAAAATGTCCACTGTTAAATTTTTACCCTGGCTAATTTGTGACGCTCTTAATTTTCCCACAGCCGTAGCGCACTTATTTCCTTGTGCCTCATTTAGTTCAATACCTCTTTTGGCATTTTCTTTTGCTTCCTTTGGATAATCGTTAAAGCTTTGTTTTGTTTCTATTGTATTGATAACACTTTTCCAGTCAAAAATCTCGATTTTATCTGTTGGCTTTTCCAGGTCCTCAGTGTCTAATAAAGACGGCTGGGCCTTTGCAAGTAACGATAATTGACTGGCTAAAAATTTACTTCTCATTTCCATGTTATAAAGCCTTTCATCGCTTCCCTTCCCTTGCGATATGCTGTTTATAACTTGTATTAATTCTTCACTTATTTGGTCAATAAGCTGTTTAGTATCTTGTCCTTTGCTTACAGAAATAACACTGGTTAAGTCATTACTCCCAAAAGTAACCGCGCTTCCTTCAAATAATTTAACCTCACTAATAAGGTTGTAACCTCCACCCTTTACACTTTCATCCTTAACAAATTTTGTTTTTCCAGAAATATACTGGAAGCCGATAGAATGCTCCCGAATTATTCCCTCCTGGTAATCTCGCCAAGTATCCTCGCCCAGTGTTGAAGTTCCTAATTTACCAACAGCAAAAAGGCCTTGGTCGTCCTCCTCTAACTTAGTAAAAACCCCGACTTGTTTGGTCCAATCGTGGTGCCTTAAAAACTGGATCTTTCTGTTTGTGTTAGTTCCTGGACCATGTTCCTTTATAGATTTTTTAAATGCACCCTTTTTAATTACATCGTTGTCGCTGTCGATATTGTCAAACTTGGACAAATATACCGCAACTTCTCTCTTATTGCCGTCCATGTCCTTTAACTCGCAATTACTCTTGGTATTATACAAGTTATTCTTTATTTCTGTATTGCTTTTTTCCTCTTTGCCCTCTTGGTATTCATCCCAAATAGTTTGGCATACCGCCCGAACTTGCTTTTCATCCTCAAACTCCTCGTACATTTCTTCATTATCCATGCACCTCCTTATAAAAGTAGTTTCATTGTCCGTAGCTCTTGGTTTTGGTAAAGGCATAATTAATAATTTAAGTTAATTAGTTGTTCTTTTTGTTCTTCCGATAACTCGACTCCTATTTCCTGAAGTGTTTTCATAGTCTCGGAGTTAATTTTCCGTACTTCCGCCTGTTCCTTTTGGTCCGCTTGTAATACAGGTAAATGATCAAAACAGTCCTCTAAATAATATCCTTCTTTATCTAATCCAAACTGGTTTATAAGATTGTTATAAAGTTGTTGCGTTTCTGGTATAATAGTATCCGTATAAACCATTCTTATAGAGTCTCTAACATTTGTAAATGTTGTTCCCTTCTCACTACTAAACAAGTTATAAGAAAGGCCATAAGCATCTATAAGCGCCATTTTGTCCGCAGTTAACTCCTCAAATAGTAACAAGTCTCTTGTTGGATAACTCATAGGTTGCCAGTTAACATTAGCCTCCGTTATTATTAATTCATCCTTGGACCTTTTAAACCAGTCCTGGCGTATCTTATTCCTTTCTTCTGGAGTCATTGGTATGGCCCCGCCTAAGTCGTTCTGTTGTGCCGATAATATACCAATAGCGCCTATATTCTCCAGTAGAACGTTTCTCTTTTTATAACTGGCCTGAATGTTACTCAATGGAAATTTTAAAGAGTCTATTCGGCTTATTGGCTTAACTATGTTCATGCCGTCAGCCGTTGTTAAGTATAAACTATCCTCCCACTCTATCCACTCCTTACTTCCGTCATCGTATGTAAAAATAAACCTGTCTATTAGGTTTTCCTTGTCCATTTGTTTTAACTTCTTACCACTTAAAACAATTTCAACTTTATTAGCTGGTAAAGTAACTATTAAGTTCCTTATATTAAAACTTCTTTTTGGACAATAGGCCACTACATTAGAATAAAGGGCGTCTTGGACGCTTATACTGTAAACAACATCGCCCCAGGATTGAGTCGCATTTGGCTGTTCTATAAGATCCAATAACCAGTGTTTTTCTACCAGTTCCCCTTTTGAGTCGTATAACTTTGGCTCATTAGTACTCATCATTGTGGCCCTTTTATCAATAACAGCCCGAAGTTCTGGTATTTCTACATATAGCCTCCACGCATCGCTTGTATCCAACCAAACAGCCTCCTTTTTACCCCAAACTTGAACCTGAGGCGGTAAAATTCTGTGTATTATATCATTATACCGTCTATCCTCGTTAAAATAGTTCAGGAAATTGTTAAGAAAGTTCAACGCCATTAAAGAAATTTACTCCAAAATTAGCGATTATTTTTTAATCAAAAAGGGGGGTTAAATTCTAATCAAAAAAAAAGGGGCCTTTAAGCCCCTGTATTTAAAAACTGTTTATTTTATAACCTGGTGTAAAGTCCAGTTACCGCAGTAAACATTTCCTGTAATTGGTCGCAGTAAATATCGTTTAATTCCTTCTTTACTGTCATGTTAAAATTTCTAATACTTGAAAAAGTTAATTTGTATGTATCCATTGGAGTTAATTCAATGTTTAAATAATTAGCTCCTGACTTATTTCTGCTTAATCTCATGCTTAAACCTTTTTCCTTTGCAATAAAGTTTTTAGATCCAGTCATTATTATAAATCTTTGACCTCCTAATTGGTTTAAAATTGTTTGTGCTACTTGCATTTTTTTATTTTTTAATTGATTGTGCGTTATGGATGCGCACCCCCCTTGTTTAATTATTGTTCTTTTTTTATTTCATTGAAAACCTGTATAACCCAGTTTTTAATTCCAAGCATATAAGACTTTTCGCATTTATCTCCATAACAATCAATATAAGATATTTCATAACTCCAACCAGTATTTTTTACTTTTACAGATTTACACCCTATCTTTTCAAGTTGAATTTTTAAGTCTTTTATTGTTGTCATTTTTTTGTTTTTTAATTGTTCTTAACTGTACAAATATAGTTATTCTTTTTAATATAACAACACTTGCAAAAAAAAAATATCGATTTTATGCAATTTTTTTGAACATTGATTGAGCAAACATACTCAAACCAGCTAAACAGTCGGGCGCATCGTCATGCTTATTTTTTCCCTCTTTGCTGTAATTCATTACATTTTGAAGAAATAACTCGCTCTCGTTATCATTAGGCCTCTTAAAGTTTATTCTTTGCATGATCCAGGCACTTTGTATTAATATCCTTGTTTCCTTTTTGCTGGTGTTCTGGACCTGTAAAATAGTTGTTCCAGTTTCCTTTTGGAGCTGTCTGGAAAACATCGCCCCCATACTATTGGACTCGACTCTACAATAACTTACTTTCCACTTATTAAGAATTGAACTTATAAGGGGTAAAGTAATATCCGTATTTTCCCTGTTGAATACATAATCCACTAAATAAAACTCGTTACCACTTATTCCCAGTACCGCACAGGCCGTATAATCTTTTCCCTGGTCCGCAACATCTACATAAGCGATACAACCTTCCAACTCTGGTAAAGTGTCATAGAACTTTAAATTATTAAATAGCCTTCCTTTAATATCTACTGGGCTTTGCATATACTCGGCCTCCCAGATACTTGGCTCGGTCCTTTGCTTTTTGTTTAAGTATTCCTCGGTTGTCATTACCTCACTACAAAAGGTATTACCTTCTTGATCCAGGGCTGGTATTATTATCATTTCCTGGTAAATTTTTTGTTCTGTATTCCTTCCAATAACATCGTTAATACTCCACCTGGTGCCGATATCAATCCTGGCGCATCCCTTCTCAAATCTGGAGTCGTGAGTCGCTTCTTTCCACTGTATTATTCGGTCATTTATTGTGTCGCTCAGTGCATCGTCAATACCTCTATAAAGGTCGTCTGTAATAGCAACCAAAGAAGCCCCGAAGCCGATAATAGTACCCCCAACCCCAGCACCGAAATAACTTACCTGTTTTGCCTTGTTGGTATTCCACCCACTTAGGTTTGCTTTGTCATCGCTTAACACTATACCAGGAAAAACATTTCTAAAGGTGTCGCTCTTAACTATTGCCCGAACATCATAAGAAAATTTAACATATAAGGAGGCCGTACAAGTGTTCCGCATTACACTTTCCGTAGGGTTTTTTCCTATAATCCAGGCACAAAACAAAGAAGTAATGTAACTTTTACCAGCTCTGGGAGGCATTGACACGCACAAACTATTTATTTCTCTATTGTGTATTTTTTGGAAGGCCTCCGCAACTTCTTTTAAAAAGATCCTTTTACTAAAAAATTCTTTGTCATATAATAAACAGAACCTCCAAAAGTCTCTTTGGGCTAATTCAAAGCGTAATATTTCCTTTAATAGTTCCCTTTTTTCATTCATTTAAAAGGCTTATAATATCTTGGGTGCTTAACTCACTTAAATCTGGCCTTTTATTGCTTATATCGTGTTCGGTCCTTTCTACATAACCCCTCTTTTTTCCTTTGGTTTTCAAATAGAAAATCGTAGCCGCTGTATTATTATCATTTATTTGTTCATGTAATTTTGACTCGGCAAAATCCAGGGCAACATTTTCCAGGTCATCAATTGCCTTTCTAAATTTTTCATCCTGATTATACCACCTATAATAAGTGTCTCGGCTTATTCCTACACGCTTACAAGCCGTTGTAACAACCCCCAGGGCCTTTTCCATAGCCTCCAGCATAGCTTTTTTATTTATGTCCGTTTTTGTCATATTACAAAATTACATTTTTCTGTTTAAAGGCTCACTACTAAACGGAATGTCCTCGGGGTATGTATTCCAAGCGATATTATTTCTTTTGCCTTTTATAATACAGGGCATTAAATACCTGTAATTTATTTTGTGGTGTAATCTGTTACCATTTCTCTTTTGTTTTTCAGCAATACAACTACTCGGGAACATAATAGGAGTATTTAAGCTTTTAACCAGTAATTTACTTTCTCTATAAAGTTCCGTTAGGCCTCCTTTGGCTAAAGCCGAACTGGTTTGTTTTAATACCAGGCCACTGGCTAAACTTACAGCAAAATACCCCTCATTCATCATATTGGAAAACATACAAGTATCCTCATCCAAAAAACCTTTTTCCCCTTTATACATTAGAGGCATTAAATAAAAAGTTGTATTCATTATTTTCCTTCTTATTAGGTTTTTATTGGTCCTGGCAAACATATCTCCAGTTTGGCTTATACCAAAACAACCTATTTGCCTTTTAACCATAAATTCTTTTATTGCTAAAAATACACTGTTTATTAGATCCAATTTGGCGATACAATGATAAACCCCGAAAGGTCTAATTTCAAAACCGTTTGTATCGTCATCTATAACAACAA